GATACTTTTGAGCAGCGTGGTTTAATAGGCTACTTTGTTCCTTACCGTAGAACTTTAAATGAGTTTAAAAAAGGGCCCAACAAAGAGACTGATGAAGCATTAGCAAAATTATACATTGAGAATAAACGTGCGATAGCTAAGAAATCTTCTGACCCAACAGTATATCAGACAGAAATTATCAATGGTCCAGAGATGCCGTCGGAAGCATTCTTGGTACTAGAGGGCGCCTTCTTTCCTACACTACTATTGAAAGAGCAACTAGCTGAAGTCGAAGGAGGTAAATACAAGAAGTACACTGAAGCTTCGTTTAGAGGCCACATATCTTTCAATGCTAACAATGAACCAGAGTTTTATACTAACCAAGATGCAGAACCTATTCGTAAGTTTCCGCTAAGCAAGAACGACGAGAAAAAAGGTTGCATAGAGTTGTGGATGAAACCTCAAAAGAATCCTGAAGGAGTAGTACCTCGTAATGTTTACATTGCTGGGATTGACGTTGTTGATAAAGATAAGTCAACTACAGACTCTTTGCCTTCTATAGTAGTCATGAATAGACTTACTAGGCAGTTAGTAGCTGAGTATACAGGTCGTACAGGAGAAGCTAAAGATTTTTATGAGGTATGTAGAAAATTATTATTATATTACAACGCGATAGGAATGTATGAGAAAAACCTTATCGGTCTATATAATTACTTTGATCAAAATAAGTGTACTTATCTCTTAGCAGATACGCCTTATCAATTAAGATCAAGTGATACTTACAAAGCAGGAACAAACACAGCTAAAGGTATCAACGCATCAGGATCAGTAAATGCGGAAGCACGTAATATGATTAAATCATGGCTTCAAGAAAGAATCTCAGATAGGACAGAGACAAGAGTTTACGAAACTGTTTATTCCGCTGCTATGCTTACAGAGTTAGTAATGTGGAATCCTAGTGGAAACTTTGATAGAGTTTCAGCGTTAGGTATGTTAATGTGGTTAGACTCTACTATGTATAAAGAAGTCACACAGAAAGCAGAACAAATAAAAACTTTTCTAGACGATCCTTACTTTGCAGAAATGGGTGTTTTAAAAAAGAAGGTAATTGGAACTATGGATTCAAATTTTTATTCATAGATTTGTGTTTTAAATAAAAAATCACTATGAGCTCACCTGTAAAGATGCAAGGCTACATTAGTTTCCCTAGACAGAAACTATCTGATAAGCAGAAAGATGATAACTGGTATAAGAAGAATATTGACTTCGCAGAACATTTACTTACATCTGATGTAAACCTACGTTCTAATTTTAAGAACAAAAAGGCTAACTATAATTTACGAGCTAATATTATTAACTCTAGAGATTTCGAAAAGTATATCAATCCTGATAACTTAGATATGGAATCTTTACCTGCAAGCTTTCAGCACGTAGGGATTGAAAATTCAAAAATTAATCTACTCTTGGGAGAATACTCAAGACGTAAAAAAGAATTTAAAGCATACATTTCTTCTAATGATTCAGAAGCCATCTCTCGTAAAGAGCAAGTGCTAATGGAGCAAATTAAAGCAGAGGTTACTAGTATGATTACTAGTACATCTATTACTGATGAAGAAATTCAAAAAAGATTACAAGCTTTAGAAAAATATAAAACATATGAATTCCAAGATGTTGCTGAGATAGTATCTAATAAAATTCTAAAGAAAGAATACAAAGAAGGAGACTTCGATTTTACTTTCCTTAAAACTTTTGAGGATTTACTAGTAGGGGGTGAAGAAATTATGTATTGTGGCGTATTAGGAGGTGTTCCTGTAATGCGTCGTGTTAATCCAATGAATCTTTATACCATGGGAGGCAACTCTATGTATATTGAGGATGCGGATATTATTGTGGAGTACGGGTATAAATCTATTGGGCAAATTATAGATGACTACTGGGATACTTTATCTGCAGATGATGTTGACTTCTTAGAGCGCGGTAAAACCGATGCTTCAGCTGGAGGAGGAGGAATCGGGCTTAATCGTGATATATCAGTTTATGATTACTACGGTGAGCAAGGAGCTTTATCTATCTTCCATCCTAATGAGATGGGGACAAGAACATTTGCGGGTGCTTTTGATACATACGGTAATGTACGTGTATTAAAAGTATGTTGGAGATCCCGCCGTAAAATTGGAGAGTTGACTTATTTTGATGAAGAAGGTCAAGAGCAAAAAGACTGGGTTCCAGAAGACTATGTTCCTAAAAAAGAGTTAGGAGAAGTAGTAGAATGGAAGTGGGTTAATGAATGGATGGAAGGTACAAAAATTGCTGACCATATCTATACATTAATGCGTCCAGTGCCTTATGCATCTAAATCATTAGTAAACAAATCTAAAGGCACTCCTCCATATGTAGGCTCCGTCAACTCCACCAACGATTACAAAGTCCAATCCCTTATGGACATTATGAAGCCTCTTGCATATTCTTATGATATTGCCTACTACAAAAGAGAGCTAGAAATTGCCACATATAAGGGTGCCTTTACTGCTATTAACTCTTCGCTTATTCCTTCAGGTTGGGATCCTAAAGAATGGATGCGCTATGTAACTATTAATAAGTTTGCATGGTTAGATCCAACTAATGAAATTCTTAAAGGACCTTCTCAAGGTAAATCAGCAGGAGCATTTAATACTCTTACTGCACAACAGATCCAGATGGGGGATCCTAATGCTATCGGTATGTATACAAACTTACTATTAGACATTGAGACTACTTTAGGTAAATTAGCAGGAGTATCAGGAGCAAGAGAAGGTGAAATAAGCAACCGTGAAGCAGTACAGAATGTAGAACGTGAGATGACTCAAAGTTCTAATATTACTGAGAAGTGGTTTGCTATTGATGCTAACTTCCGTAAGCGAGTACTTACTAAATTCTTAGAGTGCTGTAAATATGCATATAAGTCTAATCCTAAAAAGGGTCAATATATCCTAGACGATATGGGCCAGGAAGTAGTGTCTCGATTCGATGAATTTGTGTCTACCGAGTATGACGTACACGTTTCTAACTCTACTAATGATACACAGTTGTACAACGACCTAAGAGCTCTTTCACAAGCAGCTATTCAAAATGGTCAAGCAACTATTGCAGATCTTGTTGCTATTTCTCAATCAGAGTCTGTGCAAGAAATTTCCAAAAAACTTGAATCTTCTGCTAGAAAAATTAGAGAAGAAAATCAAGCAATGGAAGAAAAGAAAATGCAACAAGCGCAACAACAAGCACAGCTTGAGGCTCAAGATAAACAAGCACAACGTGACTTTGAAATTAAGAAACATGATGATGAGATTGCTGTTAAACGTGAGCAGATTCAAGCTAACTTAGAATTAGGACACATTCGAGAAATGGGTAGTGAAGTAAGACATCAACGTGATACAGGTACACGCATAGACACAGACAAAAATGGCATCGACGATTTCTTAGACTTACGTCGTACAGATATCGATGAGAACTATAAAAATGAACAAGTACGTTTAGAGGAGGAAAAATTAGCAGAAACACAGAGAGCTAACATGGAGAGAGAAGCTATTCAACGTTCAGCTATTGCTAAGAAACCTACAAGCTCTAAATAAAGCTATAGGACTATAGAGGGGTAAGTAAAAATTATTACTCCTCTTTATAAAAATAATTTTAATATTGTAACCAATTAACGACAGCAAAATATGGCAGAATTAGGAAACGACTTATTTGATGGGCTTCAAATAATGTCACCCGAAGAGCTAAACTCAGCAGTAAAAGCTACTGAGGAAGGATCAGAGGAAACAGATACTACGTCAGGTTCATCTGACAATGAGTTCACATTAGAACCAGTAGAGACTGAAAAAGGAGAAGGAGCATACGAAAACAAACCTGCTACGGAAACAAAACCTGCAGCAGAAAAAATAGATACTTCAGCTGCAAAAAGTGAAGCAGTATATAAAGCCTTAATGAAGGAGTTAGTTACTGCAGGCATTTTAACCTCAGCAGAAGTAGAACAACTAGATGAGTTACCAGGTACTCTTGATACTATCAAAGACTTGATGACTAAAACAGTAGAGACAAACTTCAAGAACAAAGAAGAAAATTGGAAAAGAAGTTTGCCCTCAGAAAAGAAACGCTTTCTTGAGATAGAAGATGCGTTTGATGAAACGGACCAAGCGATCTTAATGGCGCAACGTTTAGAGTTCTTTGAAAATGTTAATGCTGAGCAGATTAAAAATGATGTTAATCTACAGAAGCAAATTTACTTTGAGCAATTAAAGTCCAAAAACTTTAGCGATGAAGATGCGTTAGAAGCTATTGCAGATGCAGAGGCAGTAAACAAACTTCAAGATAAAGCTTTCAAAGCAATCCCTGAATTAAAGTCACAAGCTAACTCAGTAATTGAGCAAGGAAGATCGGCTAAAGAAGCTAAGACTAAAGCAGAACAAGAAGCACAGACTAAAATGTTTGACAGTTTAGTATCTAACATCGACAGCAGAGATGCATTCATCGATGGTTTAAATCTAAACAAAGTTGCCAAAGATAAATTGAAACAAAACATTATGACTCCTGTCTATAAAGATCCTAAGACAGGTTCAGAGTTAAATAGTTTGATGTACAAGCAACAAAGAAACCCAGTAGAGTTTGAAATGCTTATCAACTATTACGACACAATTGGATTATTTAATTTAGATAAAGAAGGTAAATTTAAACCAGACATTACTAAATTAAAAACAGTAGCTAAGACAGCAGCAATTAACGAACTTGACAAAGTGATTGCAGCAGAAGAGCAGAGAGGTGTAGGCCGAAATACTTCAGTCGAAACTTCTCAAAAAACCGAAGGACTTCTCAATATGCTCGAAAGTGCATTTGCTAAGAAATAAAAGATAATTAATATATTCCGTCTAACAATTTAATACAAACAAACAATGGCTCAATTACTTCCATTACAACGGTATGAGGCTAAAGATTACAATGGTTTGGTTACAGACAACCACTTCCATTCTTTATACCAACAAAAACCACAGTTGATTAGCAACGTGATCAAAGAGATCTACAAAACTAATCTTCAAGGTAAATTACGTGAATTCGTTGATCGCTTCCCAGTAAAAGAAGTTGAACAAGAAAACGGATTTTACAACTGGATGTTGCAAGGTCAACATGACAAAAACTTGCCTCTAGTTGACGCAGAAACTATCTCAGGAGCATCTATCTCTGCAGGGACATTCCCAGCAAACGTAGGTTCTAACGGTGAGCGTTTCTACTTAATTTTCGACGAACCTTTGTTCGAAGAAACTAACGTACTTCGTGGAGAAGTTGATGACTACCATTTATTGGTTAAGAAATCAATGGACGCAGGATCTCGTTACAAATTTGAAGTTGAATTAGTAACTGACAACGCTAACAAAACTATTCCTTCTGAGGAATTAGCTATTGGATCTCGTTGGTCTAAATTCTACTCATTGTCTCCTTCAACGTTGTCTTACCAAGGTGCTAAACCTTACTTCACTTCTCCTTGGAGAATGGAAAACCGCCCTTCTACACTTCGTATGGAGTATGAAGTAGCAGGTAACACAATCAACAAAGGTAAAAATGAGCCTTTAGAGTTTGGTTTCAATTACAAAGGTCAACAAGAGTCTATCTGGATCAACTACCAAGATTTAGTAGCTCACCACCAATGTGAAGAAATGTTCGCTCGTATGTTGATGTACGGTAAGAAAAACTGGACAGCTGATCACAAGTACTTGAACAAAGATGACAAAACTAAATATGCTGTTGAGTCAGGTGCAGGTTTCTTTGATCAAATTGCTCCATCAAACGTACACTACTACAACACTTATGACTTAGATTGGCATTTAGAGTTGTTGTTAGATATGGGAGTTGGTAAAATTGAGCGTGGAAAACGTACAATCCACTTGTTAACAGGTGAGTTTGGTGCAATTGAAATCTCTAAACAAATCAATGCTAAATCAGGAAGCGGTAAATTTACTGTAATCTCTGATAAGTTCTTGACTAGCAATACTAACCCAGGAAACTTAGGTGGTAAAAACACTAAAGGTTTAATGGAGCCACAGTGGAACGTGTACGAATGGTACAACGGAGTAGTTATCATGGTTGAGATCGTTGATTTCTTTGATGATGATGTATACTTCCCACAACGTCACCCAGATGGAAAAGGTATCGTAGAATCTCACCGTATCCTTGCTTTGGATTATGGAGATAATGCTGGTATCTACCGTGTTAAACCAAAAGGAGTTCCAGATTACAACTGGGCATATATCCCAGGTATGAGAGATCCATTCTCTCCTGCAGGAAAAGGTTCACCGAAAATGGTTGCGTCACGTGTTGATGGTTATGAAGTACATTTCCAGAAATGGGGAGGTATGATGATCGAAGATCCAACTAAAGTAGTTGACTTGCGTTTGGCAGTAGAGAGATAGATCTACTGATCATATACAATAAAAGGGCTTCCCCTGGGAGTTGAACGCCTCAGGGGCCCTTTTATATTAAGAGAATTAATTTTAAGACAGCAAAACAAATGGAAAAAACAGCAACAGCTGAGAAGATCGTCTACGGATCTTTTCTTCAAGACAGAATTGTCAGCATTAAACCAGTAGAATCAGCGGGTAAATGGAGTAACCTATTAGTTGCAAATCAGGATAATAAAAAGGATCCTTTTTTGTACAATAAAATAAAAAGAAGCTACCAAGTTCCACTTAATAGTGAGAACAGAGGTGGTGGAGTAAAAGTAATTTTGGACGACTCAGTAAGAGTAAAGATTCAAAAATACACAGAGTCTCATCCAAACGGGATGACTCAAAAAGAGTTCTTTGAAAAAGAATTAGGAGTAGACTTAAACCCTACACTAATTGCAGATAAAAACTTCTGGAGATCAGATAGAAGAGGACGTGTAATTCTAACTAAAGAAGGAGCTACACTAAACCTTAACTACTCTCTAGATATGCTTAAGTACTTAATCTTATTATCTAATAAGATGCTAGTTTCTCCATCTTATGATGAGCGTGTAAACAAAGCAACTTACGAGTTTATGATTGTAGACGAAAGCAAAGTAACGACTAAGAAACTTGCAGAAGCAAATGTTAAAGCACAAGCTTTTGTTAAATTCGCAGAAATTACAAACAGCAAGAAATCTACTATTGGATTTATTAAATCTCTTGGTAGAGCAATTCCTGCTACAGCTACAGAAGATTGGATGAAAGCTGAGGTACTTAACATTGTTGATACAAATCCTGCATATTTCTTGGATATTGTAAACCATCCACAATATAATGAGCGTATCTTTGTACAAGAAGCTACCGAGGCTGGAGCTATTATTAGAAAAGGTGAGAAGCGTTATACACTTGATAACGGAGCAGAGTTAGGAGAACTTACAGATGTAATTAACTACCTACTTAATCCTGACAATCAAGAAGTTAAACTTCGCATCAAAGCAAAAATTGACATGACTAAACGTAATTAAAAATGACTGCAAATCAAATGGCCGATGAGTTAGAACTAAAGTTAGATCGATCAGATAGCTTTGGTTCTCCAGGATACGAGGATTTTGAATTATCTTCTGTCTTAACAGAAGCGGAACATTTGTATGTTAAAAAGTTTTACGATGAGTTAAATAACCGAAAAGGCAAAGGCTTTGAGGAAATTGAAATAAGAAACCAAGGACTAGCAGCGTTAGTACAAGACGCTGCTACTTGTCCAGTTTCGGCGTCGCAAGTAGGCGTACTTGCAACGAATAATGTGATAGGAAAGTTCTTTGATTTACCAAGTAATCACATGTATACTATCTTCGAGCAGTGTACCATAGATAAGAATCTATGTGGAACAACTACTCCTATGATAGCATATGTTATCACTATAGCGCATAGTGAAATACAAAGATTTGATTGGAGTAAGTACAAACGTCCTTACTATAGCACAACAGGTGACGCGCGCGTATGGCGCTCAGAGTTTAGCCGCACAGTAACAGGCATTAACCCTAATACTACTGCTACAGCGAAACGCCACGAGTTATTCACCGATGGAAGTTTTAATATCGTAGATTACCATATGCGATATCTTAAGAATCCTGAAGCAATAGTAGTCGACAGAGATGTGCCTACTAACCAAAAGAATTGTGAGTTTGATGAGTCAACTCACAGAGTAATTATAGACATGGCAACAGATTTAATGATGCAACGTGTTAAAGAACAAAAAGTACAAATTATAGAGCCACTTAAGGATCTAGAATAAATAACGATTATTAATTTTAAAACTTAAACTAAAATGTTTAGAAAAGCCTCTAACGTATTTAGCGTTCTTCTTTCAGACGCAAGTGCAACAACTTCAGCATTAAATACTGCAGTTCCAGTAGGAACAGTAGTTACAAATGCAAACTTACCTGCAGGTGCAGTAGTAGTATGTGATATGGGTATGCGTCGTTTAGACAATACTTCTTACACTGCTTTATCAGCTACAGATGACTTTTTTATTGTACAAGGAAAAGGAGCTAACGTTCCATTAATGAAATCTCCTGCAATTACAAAAGGAAGTTTCAGCATTACTGCTAGTAAATTTAAAGCAGCTGTACAACAAGTGACTTATGTAGGATACAATCTTACTACAGGTAACTTGCCAACTGCAAACAACACTGATTTCTGGATCAAAGTTCGTAAACGCGATAACGATGCAGCTAACCGTTCTCAACCAATGAGTTTATTTGCAGGACCAGTTATGACTGATTCTACAGGTACTCAAGAAGAACTTGCATTTGCTTTAGCGAAAAATGGTTTAAGAAACTTTGCTCAAGAGCCAGCAAATGGATACTTGAAATTTGAAGTAGTTTCTAATGGTACTCTTGCTGCTATTGGTGCAACTACATTAGCTGCAACTAATGGTTCAAAATTATTAACTTACTCTGCAGCACACTCTTTAGTTCTCGGTGACTTAATCTTCATCGCAGGAGCAACTTATAAAGTAGCAGCAGTACCTTCTGCAACAACTGTAACTTTAAATATTGCATTCCAAGGAACAACTGTAGCAGCATTAGCAACTGGTACTACTTATGCGTCTACTCACGGTAAATTGACTGTACCAACATCTTTTGGTGTACGTCTTACAGGAGTACCTGCAAACTTTGATGTAAATCAAATGCGTGATTACTATGCAAACCGCTTTACTACTACTTTCTCTGATTCTTCAGTATTAATTACTGTAACAGGAGCACAAAATGGTAATGGTGTATGGCAACAAGTAGCTATGGATGAGTACTTATCATATGGTTATGAAGGACAAAACAACCAATTGGCTACTCCTTCTGTACCACGTGACCAAGTAGTTAAAATCCCTGGTGTTGCTGGAAATACAGCTCAATCTTCTCGCTACTCAACATTAGCAATTTATTGGGCAGATGAGATTTTAGGTCTTACATCTGTAAACAAACCTCAAGGAAATGTAATTGTACATTGTAACTTGACTAACGTTACAACAGGCCTTGTTACTGCAACAACAGCAGAAGCATTAGTAAATACTTTGCTTACTGGTACTGCAGCAACAAACACGCTTGCAATTTTGAATATGTAATTCTCCGCCCACAGTAGTCCCATCACAAAAATTTTGCTGTCTTTGTGGTGGGCTACTATATTTTCCTTAAATTTGATTAAATAATTCGCTCCTTCATATGGCACTAGTTCCTAAAATATCAGTCTCGTTTACAGGCAAATGTAATAAGGTTACTTTAGTTGAAAATACTAAACCATACGAAGCAGCAAACTTAGGAGGCTGGGGAACTCCTAATATTAACACATCAGTTATTACTTTAGCTTATGTATCATTTTACCCTACCTCTACTCCTCCTTCAGCTATTAATGCTTCAGGTACAGGTTCAATATCAGGTAATGTATTTACTGACGCTACTCATCTCTCTGGTACTTTTGCAATCGGGCAGACGTTAGTAGGAGTCGGTATTGCAACAGGAACTACTATCACAGGATTCTTAACAGGAACAGGTAGTAACAATGGAGGAACTTACACAGTAAGCATACCGCAAACTGTAACATCAACAACAATTTCAGGATTATCTATCTCTGCTAATTATTATTTAAAAGCAGGTAGTATAGATGTATACGCTACTGCAACAGGTGCTCCTACACCAGGATCATTTACTGCAATTAACGAAGCTACTTGGCTAAACCCTGACGGAGTATATCAAGTAGTATACACTGTACAAGCAGGTGCAACTACTTACAAAAATAAAACT